CCGAGGTTTACTATTTGAATACCACCCTCTTTGGTTCCGTTGATAACTTGATTACCAACCACACTGACATCTCCATTACCAGTACCACCCTCCACAATAACCTTAATTCCAGTGGCAGCAATGTCTTGGACCATATTACTAGAAACAAGAACTCCGCTTATATGGGGTCCAGTTACAAAAATCCCGTGACCACCGGGGGCGGAGGGACTTGTTATGGTGTCAACAGTAATTCGTGAAATGGTGTTTCCAGAAATGACAGGGCGATTGTGCTGGGTTCCGGCGATTACTGGCATGACGTTACTAGAAATAATGCCAGCGCGACAGCAATCTAATACAACATTTCCAGTAATCGAATCAGCACCACCGTCTACGAAAATGCCTGCCTTAAATCCTCTGTCTGTAACGTAGAAGGTATCTCGTCCGCATCCAGAAATCATGTTGTTTGAAATAATTAGATCCCCACCAGGTCTAATCTTTGTTTGACTATTGATTCCCGTAATAGCGTAGTTCCTAACTACGTTGTTGCTAATTACCGTACGACACGGATTTTCCCCACCGTATCCAACAATGATGCCATACCTTGTTTTGTTATTTACATCAGCGATTGGGGTAATTCCATCCTCTTGGAGTGGCTCAACTACGTTGTTACTAATCGTGACATCGCGATCTCCCCCACCGTTAATTCCACAAGAAATTCCTGCGTCGTTATTTCCTAGGCAGAAGTTTCCGGTAACGATTCCTCTGAAAGACGCATTGGCTCCAGTAGAACCATAGATACTAAGGTCAGTAGTTGATGCGCTTCCGGGATTTGAATCGGTAAGTTGTGCCCCTCCCCAAATGCGGTTGTTTGTAACTGTAAAAGTGCTTGCGCGGCGGAGTTCAATACCATAACCCCACTTGAAAATCAAGCAGTTTGTAATTGTTGGACGCGTAAATACCGTTCCGCTAATTGCTGCGTCCGCAACAATTCCTTTTGCGTATGCAACATTAAAACCGCCAACTACTGTGGTTTGATTAGTTCCAGAGATCTTGAGTCCATCAATGACAACTTCGTTTCCGTCAATCAAAATGCCATGCGTCAGTGATGTCGTTCCACCCGTTGGTTGGACATCAATGGTTGCTGTTCCTTTTTGAGCAAAGAAGCAAGTCTTTTCTTTTATTCTTAATACCGCAGTTGTCCTGTAAGTCCCCGGCGGAACAAAAAGACTTTTACCAACGCTTGCATCAAGTGCTAATTGAAGTGCTGCCGTGTCATTGGTTACTCCGTCTCCAACTGCTCCGAAGTCTTTGACACTAACAGTGTCTAAAAGTTTGGCATCAACGGTCCGGGTGATTGCGCCTAGACCAGGCGCGGTGACTCCCCCACTATAACTCGTAGCAGTCCAAGTCGTCCCCGTACCAACCTTAAACTTGCCTGTATCGGTTTCGTAGCACATCTCCCCTACCAGCAGGGTTGGGTTGTTAGATGTCCAGTTTGCTGCCGTGTCTCGCCGAATGCAAATGTTTGCGTTAATAGTTGCCATATGGTTTCCCTGAAGTTACGAAGAACCGCCTTGAATGATGTCTGAATAAACGGTTGCAGTTGATGATGTAACACCTGTAAGAATGTCAACGTAAGTACCACCCGCTGCACCTAGTCCAGTGTATTCGATGTTACCTAGGGCTAAGCCCACGAAGTATCTGGAATAGAACATCCAAAATCTTCGGTTTGAGTTTGCACCACGCTTCGGCATTACTTATCTCCCTTAGTTCGGTTTACCTTACGTGAAACCACGCGAAGGTTCTTACGGTGGTTTCCCCCACCCTTACTTAAAGGACGGATGTGGTCTACTTCTTTACCATCCCCCTTACGGACCCGCCCATCTTTGATGGCAAGCCCACGGGCACCGTTGCGCTTGGCTCGGTTACGAATCTGTTCCGGTTTGCCATGGTACTCTCGGTACTCTTTGGCATAGTCTCTACTAGGCATGGGAATTGACCTATATCCTTTTCTGGTGTTTTGTTAAGGATTTACCCTAGAGTTTATCTAGAGATTCCTTAGAGTTAGCCATTTTACATCCACGTAGTTGGCCGTAATTTGTAGCCCACTGCGTTCTTCATGAAGTCCCGCAGTTCCTTGTCCAGCATCGCTGTTTTACGTACAGCCATCTTCTTATCTGAATCCTGAGCCATCTTTTCAGACCAATAACCAACCCCCATTGCTACGGCATCTAACCGGTCATCGTGAGCAAGGGCTCCACGGGCCCGTGTGACCCGGCTTAGTTGGTACATCAACTGATACTGAAGAGTCTTCTCAGTGGGCATATCCTTAACAGAAGCCGTGTCGTACTTGATCACATTGGTGTCAAAGACTAGTTTGTGCTGGTTCATCACCGGCTCAAGCGTGTCGATGATGCGTCGTTCCTTCTGGATCGAATGCTTTACTTCTTCAACGATGCACGGGTGGACTTTGGCAAGCACCGGCTTGAGCAGTTCAGTAAACATGCCGTCGCCGAAGTTCGCTTCAACAATGATCTGGTTTACCTTCTGTTTCTTGGCAATGTCCGCAAGCATTCCCAAGGTCTGCGGGGAGTAACCTCCGGGGATGCCACCGGCTGACGTCACGTACAGCGTCCCGTTTAGCATCTTTACCACAGCGTAGGCTGTCTCGTCCGCGCCTCGACCGCTTGGGTCGATGGCCATTACAGAGCCCGTGTACGCGATCCAGTCCCCTACGATGGACATTGGACGATGATAGCGATCCCCGTTGAATCCCACGCATGTCAATTCCTTATGGGCTAGGTCTGGACTGGTGCCCCAAATCAGTTTCTCGGGGGCAAGTTCTGGATTGCAATCCATGACAATAAGATCGTTAATCTTCAATGGGAATCGATCAGCATCGCTCATGCTGGTATCAAGCATAAACTGAAGGGCAAAGCCAGATCGACCCCACGACAGTTCACGTTCGATCAACTCGTTCTCATCGAAACGATCTGGGTCTGTCGGTTTACCTGCTGGGACGTCTTTCAGGCTGGTGGCAAGACGATCACCATAAGCAATGCGCTGCTTTTCGTCAGGCCCACGTGCGGGCCACACCCTGATCTCGTACCCACGGTCAGGCAGCAGGTTGTAGATGGAGTTCTCTGACTGCGGTGTGCCTAGGTAGATGATGCGCCCACCGGGCTTGAGAACGGCGTCAAACTCCTTGACCGTCTCCGACAGTTTCTCTCGCATGACCTGCGTCATCGAGTTGTTGGTCACCTCAATGTCATCCGCAATGATCAAGTCTGCACGGCTACCAGTGATCTGGCTAGTGATCCCCTTAGAGGTAACTGATGGGGCGTGTTGTGCCGGTGCAGGACCAACGTCGAAGGAGACCTTGGAGTAACGCTGGTTGTCCTTAGGACGTAGGTGATTAAGGATGGGCATATCCTCAATCAGTCTTAGGGTGAACGTAGAGAAGTCATCAGCGCGTTGTTTAGACGCACTGACAACGAGGATGTTCTTCGTGGGGTCCAACAGTAGTTGGTGGCATACGAAGGCTGATGTCACATAGGACTTACCAACCCCACGGAAGGCTTCGACAACACATCGTCTAGGGCCTCCCTGAAGGTATTTGGCAATGTCATACTGCATCGGGGTTGGCTTGGGCAGCCCAAGGTGCTTCCAAGCCATGTGCAGAAAGTTGCGAAAGTCTTTTAGTCTTGGGTCAAGTTCCATACTTAGGTTCGTCCTCAGCGGGGTCGAACGGCAGGGACTCATGCAACTTCAGAATGGGCTGGCCGTTCTTGGCCGACGCATCGATGCCATTGTCCTTGAGCAACTGCCGTGCAACTCCTAGATCAGCCGCGGTGGCCTCCCCTGACGCAATACGGTCGAGAAGGGTGCGCACCACGGCGTTGTGTAGGTCCTGTAGGAGTTTCTGTTCCATATTAGTCTCCAAGCCATGCACTGACCGAGGCGGTGCCCGTAATGACGCATCGCATCTCTGGAAACAGGGGCACATTGAAGTAGCCACTGGCAGTAGCAGAGGTAGATCCTGCGGAATTCAGGGCTACATCGACAAATGGAGCATCAGGACTGAGACGGCCCTGCAAAACAACGGTGGGAGAACCACTATGGACTTGAACTTGAAAGACGCCATCTTCGTTGTAAAGCATCTTTGGTGAGACAGTAGCAGAAGTGGCGGCTCCGGACGTTGTGAATAGACGGGTAACGCGCATAGTGTGTTTCCTTAGTGCTTAATGATGAAGTTGACAAGTGTAGATGCGGCTGCGCCAACGATGGCTGCCCCACCCATTACAAACGATCGAGAACTTTCAAGAGCGCGGAGACGCTCGTCGTGAGATTTGAGTTGCTCTTCCTGAGCCTTTTGAAATGACAATATGGAATCTACTTTACCCTCTAAGCGGCCTAG